GGGCGTCCAGTCAATTTTCCGTACTTGGTATGCTGCGCGAAACTTGCCGGCTGGGGCAGTTTCACCGGGAGGCACCCGGCACCACCTCCTTGACGGTATTGTTATTTTTCATGCCTGTTCGTCCGAGCAGGCTTTTTTTTGTCCGCATTATCTTCATTGATAACTGGCAACTCAGAGAATCATCCAAATTAAAAAAGCAGCAACGAGAGCGACTACTAATACATTCTTCGCTTTTTCTGTTTTGCTGGCCTTCACAAATGGATTAACTATCTGGCAATGGCAGCATACAAGTGATTCTGGGTTAATCAGCTTTCCGCAGTAGGGGCAGGGCTTGGTAATCATTTACTCTAACTGAATTTTAAGAACGAACCTTCATTTAACCACACCTTTTGAGTTGCTTTAACAAAAGCTCTGATATTTCAGACATATTCATCAATTTCAGGCTCACGGGTATCACTCACTGCGTGCTTTGTCGATAAATCCAGCCCGTGAAGCCTGACCTTTTCATCACACACAGCGCCATCCGAAGAATCGGAGGTGAGGCTATGACCAGAATGAGCACCATTTACAGCAGACTTTCATATGGAACAGGCACCACGCTGACCGGCTGCGGTGTATCAGCGAAGGCATACGCCGAAACAGCTAAAACAGCAAAAGAGGTGTCCTGGATGTTGGCCGACAGAATTGCAGGGTTAAGCCTGAGCGACTGGGCAATTATTGTCGGTATCGCATGCACCGTTATTACCTGTGCAGTGAACTGGTACTACAGGCAAAAGGAAAGGGAGGACCGGCTTAATGGCAATGTCACCAAAGCTGAAGAATAGCGTTATTGCAGCTATACCCGCTGGCGCTATTGCTATCGCTGCAGCGTTGATTACTGGCCCAACGGGTAATGATGGCCTTGAAGGTGTGCGCTATCAGCCTTATCGGGATGTTGTTGGGGTCTGGACTGTCTGCTGGGGCCATACTGGTAAAGATATTATTCTCGGCAAGACCTACACCAAAGCAGAGTGCCAGGCGCTGCTGGATAAAGACCTGAATATTGTCGCCCGTCAGATTAACCCATATATCAACGCTCCTATCCCCGAAACGATGAGGGGGGCGCTGTACTCATTTGTGTATAACGTTGGCGCGGGAAACTTCAAAGCCTCCACACTGCTACGAAAAATCAACCTGGGTGATTCGAAAGGCGCATGTGAACAACTGCGACGCTGGACATATGCCGGTGGTAAGCAGTGGAAGGGTTTAATCACGAGGCGTGAGATTGAGCGTGAAGTTTGCCTGTGGGCAGAGAAACCTCAGGTTCTGGGGGATGGACTCGGGCCGCTTAACCCTGGCATTCCGGTGTCAGTTCCGGGAGTGTTCTGATGAACCTGCGCTCTCAACTTATTGTCGTTGCATTGCTGGTGGTCTCTGCGTTTATTGCTGGTAGCGTATGGAATAACCGCGGCTGGGAAAAGAAGTGGGCGGAACGTGACAGCGCGGAATCATCGCAAACAGCGAACGCGCAGACCGCAGCCCGCATGATTGAACAAGGGCGTATTATTGCCCGTGATGAGGCTGTAAAAGATGCACAAGCACAAGCCGCTAAATCTGCTGCCACTGCTGCTGGCCTGTCTGCCACTGTTAGCCAACTGCGCACCGAAGCAACAAAGCTTGCCACCCGCCTGGATGCCGCAAAGCACACCGCAGATCTTGCCGCTGCCGTCAGAAGCAAAACAGCCGGAGCCGACGTCGCAGTGCTCGCCGACATGCTCGGACGCCTTGCAGAAGAAGCTCGATATTATGCTGAGCGATCTGACGAAAGCTACCGGGCTGGAATGACGTGTGAGCGGATTTACGAATCAGTGATGGATTCGAATAGCAATCAGGCGCCCACGCATTAAGCATTACAGAAGCTCTTCACTGAGGGCTTCAATAATGCTTTATTCAGACAAATCATAAGGGTAATCTGTAACTTCCATAGCAAAAGGAGGTTGTCATGTTAGAAAACTATTTTGATAAAACCAGTAAAACAGACGAAGAGGCAATTCAGAAATCTCAGCGTTTACTTGCTGTTCAGGCGGCGTTAGAGATTGCCAAGGCTTCGGTTGGTAGCTCTGATGCGGCAACGGCTTGCAAAACCGATGTAGAACTTAAGTATGTTTCAGAGCATGTTTCTGAGCTTGCTGATGCTATTCAGGAGGCGCTTAAGCTAGGCTGATGTTGCTTATGGAATTACCCCATATTAAGAACCGCCTACGGGCGGTTTGTTATTGCTATCACCATGGATAGGCTTATAGATATGGTGATATTACTATTAGTAGATGATCGCAAGCATTCCCACAAAAAAGCCATATAGAAGCCAAGGATAATCAATATCTACTAAATTACCCTAGCCATTCAAAGGGAGCGAACCTTCTACCATGAGTGGCTAGGATGTTTTAGTTTGTTATAATAACATCCATGCAATTAAACGGTCTTAATTGGAGGGTAAGGATGATGAGTTTTAACCCCATTACTAAGTAAATCTATTAACAGAGGTAATGGCCACACAATACCAATCTGAGGGTCTTTTGAAGCAAAGGTTATTCTACCAGAGTATATCCCCATGAATCTGAAATGTTTAAACTTTCTAATCTGTCTTATATTATCCGGGGCAATGCCTGAAATTTTATCCATTGCTGCCTTGTCACCAGTTAGACTCTTTTTATATAATGCTTCATATTTTGGGTTGTAAATGTAATCGTCGCGGTCTTCGCTTGCGAATACAGGGGAGCCAGACATGCCTGGGTTGGTGTATGTATCAATGTAAATTTTTTGAATCCCATCATAAATAAGCTGTGGCTCGCTAGCAACAGTGCCTTTTTTCCATATTGGCAGATTTGGTGAGACACCTTGCCCCCACGGATATCCGACAATAAATAAGTTTGACGTGATATCTACTGCAATGTTATCCACTAATTCAATATCTTTTTGGGTAGTGAGGGCAATACGCTGATCCTCACTGATGTCTATTTTTAAAGCAACCAAGTCAATGCCTTTACTTCTATCCTTGTGTTCTATAAAAATAGAATTTTCATCGATGTTTAAATTGATGTTACCTACAACCCCATGCTCTTGTCCATCAAAGTAAGGGATGTCAAAAGAAATGCGATCAGGTGAGTCTGGATAACCTTCAAGCAAGCACTCTGGTTTTTTTGGCTCTCTACATGTGAATACATGATAATTTGTAATAAGAAAGTATTCTTCCTCATACTCATAGAAAAAACCTGTGCCTGATCCAATGACTCTTCCATTTTTAGATAAGCTTAAATTCAAAGAGAAAAGGGAGATTTTCGAAATTCCCATAACACCCTCGCAATCTGTTAGCTGAGATATTTTTCGGTTCAACAGTATACATTTTTGCATGACTAACACTAAGCGGAACGTTTTCATCAATAGGTACTTACCATGGCAAAACCGGACTGGGGCATGCTTCAGCAACGGTTCCTGTCCGATCATGCCAACACGGGTATATCGCCTAAGGAATGGTGTGAAGCGCGGGGGCTGAATTACACATCTGCGCGGCGCTATATCAAAAAGCCAACTGCGCAAAAAACTGCGCAGAAGAAAGCGCGCAATGCGCAGACCGATAAACAGGAAAGTGCGCAACCCTTCAACCTGCGCAATTACGGGCTAAACGATATGCAGATCAGGTTTGTCGAAGAGTATCTTCTCGATCTAAACAGGACCGCTGCATACAAGCGGGCTGGCTACAAAGGCGAAGGCAATACGGCTTACGTTAATGCCTCGCGCCTGCTAAGAAATGCTAAGGTCAGCCAGGCAATCCGCGACGCGCTGGACGAACGCTCGCGAAGAGTGAAGGTAACGCAGGATGAAGTGTTGAAATGGTGGTGGGACATTGCAACGGCAGACGCTACACAACTGACCGAGCATCACCGCGGGTGTTGCCGTTACTGCTGGGGGCTAGGTTTTAACTACCAGTGGCGCGATGCAGTCGAATTTGAGGAAGCGGAAGAAAAGGTTAAGGGGAAGGAAGGTGCCATACAGCCTAAGGATACGGGCGGCTACGGCTACGACGGAACGCTGGACCCGAACCCGGATTGCCCCCGCTGCAATGGCGTTGGTCTGAGCCGTCCTTTTTTCCACGATACGCGAGATTTGAAGGGCGCAGAACGCCGCCTTTTTGCCGGAATTAAAGAGGGCAAATTTGGCCTTGAAATGGTCACCCGCAATCAGGATGAGGCTATGAAGATGGTCGCACAACACCTCGGCATGCTGAAAACCAAAACTGAGTTAAGCGGCCCGAATGGTGAGCCCATACAGCATAATCACACAGTAAGCGCGGAGGATCTGACTGATGAGCAGCTCGCCGCAATTATCGCTGGTAAGTAAGCAGGAAGCCGCGGCCGAGTTACTCAAACGACGTAATGCGCGGACAAGCCTCCACGACTTCATTCAGTACATTAACCCCGAATACATCACTAGCAAGTTCTCTCAGACGGTTTGCGACGCTCTGGATCAGTTCCTGCTGGATATGATGAACGGGCTGCGCCCGATACTGATTCTTGGTGCGCCGCCTCAGCATGGTAAATCGGATATCGTTTCGCGTTACCTGCCAGCGTATTTCTTCGGAAAATATCCTGAAATTCGCGTAGGTGCGCTGTCGTACTCTGCTGACCTTGCCGGGGATATGAACGCCGACGTTCAGCGCATTATGTCTACGCCGGAATACCGCAACATTTTTCCGGACGTCTGGTTGGGCAATAAGCCGGCTGATGGTGTGGCCGTAAAGCGTAACACTGATGAATTCGGCATAGCCAACCATAAGGGGACGTATGTTTGTGCGGGTGTAGGCGGCCCGTTAACGGGGAAGAAAATCGATCTCGGTATCATCGATGACCCGATAAAAAACGCCAAAGAAGCACTTAGCCCGACAACTAAGAAATCTATCTGGAACTGGTACGTTTCCACGTTTAAAACGCGTCTGTCGAAAAACAGCGGCGAAATCATCATGGCGACCCGCTGGGCGACAGATGATTTATCCGGGCGTGTGGTGGAGATCACGCCGCGCGCTAAGGTGCTGGCGTTCCCTGCAATCAACGAGCAGGGAGAAGCGCTGGTTCCAGAGTTGCACCCAAAAGAGAAACTGCTCGAAACCAAAACCATTCTCGGGGATTACTTCTGGTCTGCGATGTATCAGCAGTCACCAAAACAGGCTGGTGGCTCCATCTTCAAAGACGAATGGATCAAGTATTACCTCCCGAAAGACTTGCCGACCAACTTCGACATAGTCATCCACAGCTGGGATATGACGTTTAAAGACAGCGAAGGCACTGACTACGTTGTCGGTCAGGTGTGGGGTAAAAAGGGCGCCAATGCCTATCTGCTTCACCAGGTACGCGCGCGCATGAGCTTTACCGCAACGCTGAAAGCCGTTAAACGCATGGCTGACGAATACCCCAAAGGCTTACGTAAGCTGGTGGAGGACAAAGCCAACGGCCCGGCGGTCATTGATTCACTGAAAAGCACGGTGGCAGGTCTCGTTCCTGTTGAACCGGACGGCAGCAAAGTTGCGAGGGCGCATGCGATCACCGCTGTATGGGAAGCTGGTAACGTTTTCCTTCCCCATAAAGACATCGCCCCGTGGATCACCGAGACGGTTGAGGAAATTACCACGTTCCCTGTCGGCGCGAACGATGACGTTGTCGATGCAATGACGCAGGGATTACGCGATTTGTATCAGAGAAAAACTCTCAGCCCACTGGACATCATGTAATGACGAGAAAAAATATCGTTGGTCGTCTGAATGATGGCCTGGTTAGCTTAATGACCTCGCTCGGCGAGAAGATTGGCGCAGTACGGTATAGCAGCCGTAAGCCTGACGTACCTGATAAAGAGCTGCTCGCGATGTATAAAAAATCGTGGGTGGTGAAAAAGTACATCAACAAAACCGCCGACGACATGCTGAAGTTGCCCCGTAAATTTTCTGGCGATGTCGATAGCTCCATAACCAAGCGCATCGCTGATGCTGAAAAAGAACTGAAATTAAATGCAGTCTTTCACAGCGCGCTGGGATGGGCCTCTCTGCTGGGTGACTCGCTCATCGTGGCTATCACGGATTGTGCTGATGACCAGATCGCCTTGCCGCTCAATTTGCAAGGCGAAGATATCGTTAAATTCCTGGTGTTCCGTAAAGGTGAGTACACGCCGGACAGTAATGTCATCACCGATATCCGCTCAGATTGCTTTGGTGAACCGCTAACGTATCAACTTGACGTCGGGACGAAGCAACTCAGATTTCATCATTCCCGCTGCTGCCGGACAAAACTGGGTAATTACAGCATCAAGGACCGCGCCAAGTTTGGTACGTCAGACCTACAGGCTCCCTACGAGCACATCAAAACGTTCGACACCGCAATCCTTAGCACCGGCGACACCATTCAGGAGGCAAACGTCGATGTGCTGTTTATCCCCGGCATGAATAACCAGATCGCAGCTGGTCAGGAAGGGCAGGTTCGCGAGTATGCCAGGGTGATGAAGGACACCAAATCTTCAACCGGGATGTTATTGATTGATGCTGGTGATACACAGGCACAGGGGCGCTATGAGCAGAAAAACGCGCAATTTACCGGGCTGTCGGATGTGATTAGCAAAATGGCGATTGTACTGGCCGGTGCGCTGGACAGGCCCATAACGGTTCTGTTTGGTGAGTCTGCCAGCGGGTTCAGCAGCGGCGAGGAAGACAATAAATCCTATTACGAGACGATTAACGGACTGCAGGAGTCCCGGCTTCGTCCAATGCAGGATTTCGCCGACCAGTTCACGCTGGATAAACTCGCCATAACGGAAAGCCTTACCTACGAATACCCGACAATCGACAGCATTAATGAGGCTGACGAAGCTAACCGGTTTAGCCAGTATGCGACGGGATTCAATACGCTGGTAACGTCGTCAATTCTGACGGAAGAGGTTGCCATCAGGGAGATGGTAAACCGCGGCGTGCTGAAGACTGTTACTGAATCTGAAATCAAGGCGATAGTCAGCGCCGGG